TTTTAAACCACTTTAACGCTCTTTAAAAGGTTTAATTTTAAGGAAAGATAGTTTGACAACTAAGCAAAAAATTCACCTCAATAATCTACACGCAAAAAAGAGATCATTGTATCAAGCTAGACTTAATAATGTCCTAAGCTACGATCTTAGTTTTTACCGCTTTAAAAACGGAAAGCTAAACGTGTCAAAACTAGCTAGGTGTAGTGGTTTAAGCCGTGGATTTTTAGAAAAAGAGCTGTGGAAAAAAGGATTATAATGAGCGAAATTTTCGAGTTTTTAAAAAACTCTAGCTTAACCAAAGATAATTTCAACGAAACGGTCGAGTTTTTGATAGAGGGCTTTTTGGTAAAGCAGCTTATTACGCTAATCTATGCAGACGGCGGCACGGGCAAAAGCTATATGGCCTTTGCCATAGCCAAAAAACTTTGCGAAGAGGGTCAAAGAGTATTTTTCATAGACTACGACAACCCCGTAGGCGTACTAAAACAGCGCGGCGTAGATAGGCTGCTTATAGAAAGCTACGAGAATATGAATTATATCCAGCGCTCCACTTTAGAGCTTTGCGGATTTGAGCTTGTCCTAAAACTAGAAGAAAACGCCGTAGGCAAAGCCTACAAAGATTGCGTTTTTATCCTAGATAGTTTGCGTGATTTCGTAGACATTAACAACGATAACCGTATAAATAGACTATTTGGCGCGCTTAAGAATTTACGCGAAGCGGGAGCTACCGTGATCATCCTGCACCACTCTAACAAAGACGGTAAAAACTATCAAGGCAGCAACCATATAAGAAATTCTCTCGACATTATGTATCATCTATTAAAACGCCCTAGCAAGGAAAACGAGTTAAATTTCTTACTTGAAGTAGCCAAAGAAAGAGCCGGAGTAAAAGATAGCGGTTTTTGCGTAAAAACGCTAAATTTAGAACTAAACGAGCTTGACGTAGAGGTAGCTAGAATGAGCGAATACGAGCTAAATTTTACTACTCTAGCGCAAAAGATACTAGCCGGCGGAGATCTAAACAAGACTGAGCTGCTAAACGCTATGAATTACGAAAAAGACGATAGAACGGCTAGGGATTGTCTCGATAAATTCGACGGCAAGCTATGGTTTAGTCGCAAGGCTGGCAAGAGCGTGATATATAGTTGTAAATCAGAGACTACAACCGATACAACTATTACAACTATAAGGGAAAATACCTTAAATTTGGCGGTTTAGAATGAATACGAGCGAGCTTAAAAAGTACTATATCAAGATGATACAAACGTTAAAGCACAACTATTTCGTGGACGACGAGTGCAGGAAGGTGTATTTACAAGCGCAATTCGGCAAAGATAGCTTGACGCAACTAAGCGTTGAAGAGCTTAGAAGCGTGCTAGAAGTCGTGGGATATAAGCCCCATAAAGGCGCAAATTTTAAAAGACCTGCGCGAAAAAGCAAAGCAACCCGCAAAACCAAAGTACACAAAACGTCTAGTCCTCCTTTTATAGCCGGCGAAGATCTAACGCCTGCTAAAGGAAGCCTATACGCCACTAAAAAACAACTTGAAACTATTGCCGGTATCTGGGAAGAGATAGCCAACGTAAAAACGGGTATGGCTCTAAGAGAGTTTATTTTTAGGATAGTTAAAATCAGGCCTTTGCATCTTAAATTTTTGTCAAGGACTGATGCTGCCGACGTCGTGCAAGCCCTTATTCAAATGAAAGACAAATACTACAAATGATAAATAACTTCGATCTATTCGTTGAATTTTATAATAAGGTCAAGGAAAGCTCCGATATAAGCGAGATCATCAAAGAATATGGTGGAGCTAGTATCTATGTACCAAGCTACAAGGCGACATTTAGAAATCAGGACATACTAAGACAATACGATGAAGGCATAAGAGCAGGCAAGAATAGCTCCGTAGTTATAAGAGAACTAGCCCAAGTTCATAATCTAAGCTACAACACTATAAGCAGCATCACAAAAGAAGTTAGAGAGCCGAGTTTGTTTGAATGCGAACAATAAGAAAGGATGAAAATGCAAAAAGAAATATACGAAAATTTAAGAACGATCGATGAAAGTATTGATATAATAAAGCAATCTATCTTAAATTTAAGCCAAAGCGATATATTACCAGGTAAGTCATTTAGTGTATGTGTAAAAGCCTTAAAGATAAAGATGGATGAGGTAGAAACTCTTATAAAGTGGGCGGAAAATGGCAGCAGAAGAGATATTAATCAAGCTTTGTGAGCTGGCGCGAAAAGATGGTGGCGCATCTCTTGAGCAAATTTTAAAAGAAGCATTCAACGAATATGATGAATTAAAGCTACTTAAAAAGCGTAATTTGCTTTGTGAGCATTGCAAATATGTATTAAAAGAAATAGGAGCTGCGGATGATACTCTAACAGATGTGTTACAGATCATATCTACCCTGAATGCAAAAAGAGAAATGATACTTTTTAGAGATACGTTAAATTTAACGCAAGAAAAGCTTATTAAATCTATATTCTCGCATTACAAAGATAAAAATAAATTCCAAAACGAAGTAAATATTGATGAGATAGTTGATATTGTCGTAGAGTTTGAAAGTGAAATACAAGATGCAGACATCAATGAAGAACAAAAAGAGACTTTAAAACAACTTTGCCTTATCGTGAAAGAGGCAAAGGAAGAAAGTAAGATAATTGGCTCTAATAGAGCGATTGATAAACTTCATACTCTTTTTATAGGCAAATTCTTTTTATATGGTAAAACTATTTTAAACATAAAAGATCCACGGATACTAGAAAAAATAAAGTGGATATATGCAAAAATAGGAGCTGCAAATTCTATCATCAAGACACTCAAAGATTTTAAAGATAATTTGACGGATATACTTACTTTAACTTGTTGATTATAAATTCTATCGTTGCATCTTCGATAGCCTGCTTTGTCCTATTTGGCAAATGTCCACTTTTATCCACTGGCAAAAACGGGCGAGCCGCGATTCTTACGTTTTTACTTCGTCCCGCCTTATTGGTGCCGAATTGATGAACTAACCCGTAAGCAAAGCCGTTTTTATTCGTATTATTAGATACCGTGGCTTTTTTATCGTCTGCTTTAACTATCCATTTATCCGCTAAATTTCCGTCCGATCTTAAAATATTAGATGATTTTCCTAGTTTTTGTTTTTGCCTAATCGTACTAGGTTTCAAGGCCTGCCATTTTTGTCCGAACGGACTGCTCTCGTTCTCAAAACTAGCTTCTATTTCGTTTTGTAAGATATTGCCTAGCGTTTGCATTAGCGGTTTGGTTTTTTTCTCGATATTTTGCAGAGATTTTAGCTTAGCTTGCAGCTCTTCTAGGCCTTTAACTTCTATCATTGCGTTTGTCCCCTTAAAATGTGGTATAATTACACAAAGTAGATAAGAGATGGCCCAGATTTGGCAGGGTTCCAGTTGCAAAAGCAAGCTGTATATGACTTGGGTTCGATGCCCGACCTTATCTACTTTATTCTTATATATCTTTTTTTATCTTTCAAAATAGCTTTATAATTTTCTACGGGTATCCTCGTAATAGTCGCTATAAAATTATCGGTTTTAAATTTTTTAAGCGTATAGTCTAGGCGGACGACGGCATAATTTACCATGTTATCGTTTTGTAGGCTATTATAAAAATATAGTAAAACATTGTCCTTTTTATCGTAAAATACGCGTTTAGCTTCGTCAAATACGCCTACTACGGCTTTTATTTCATCGATATTGGGCTCTTTTCCCTTCGGCTTGCTATCTCTCGTTATGTGCGAGATGGTGTTTTGATAAACGGCTATACTGGATGCTTTGGGCTCTATGTCGATGATTTTTAGATTTTTCTTGATACTTTGCTTTAACTCCCCTACTTGAGCCACCTGATAAATTTTATCTTTGATGATTTTGCCACCAATTACAGCATTTACCATATCATCTAAGCTTTTTTGCCAAACATAAATATCTCTTTCGTGCTCGAAGTTTTCTAATGTCTGCTTTAAGTTTTTCTTTGCAGTACTTGAAGTAATGGCGCCCAAGGCCTTGTTTTGCTTATCTTTTAGAATTTCGTCTGTTTTATCTACTTTGCCTGGGTTGTATCTAAAGTCTTTTTCTGCAGCTTGAGGTAAAAAAGAGCCATCTGCAAGTGGCACGATACCTCTAGCTATACACTCAGCCTCAGTTAGCACCTGTACCTTGCAGCGACACCCCCAGCCATTTGGCGGATAGTTGGTATCCCAAAATTTATCAGTTTTTGGTAGTGTTTTGCCGTGAAGTTTTCTATGAGCTTCTCTTGTTCTGCTATCAAGCACTGCAGTATAGCGGAAGTATTCGCCCAGGCTTTGCATCTGGCTTTCATACCTAGCCTTGGCATAGGCTGTTCTCATATTGGTGTTAAATATAGTTCTTAATCTTCTATTGCCTACGTAAATTTCTTTTTCTTCGCCAGTCTTTGGGTCTTTTACTTTGACATTTCCCAGCCAACCTTTCTTTGCCAGCATAGGCTTTACACTATTTTTCCACTCGTTAAACCCAATGCCGTCTTTAAAAGCTTTTGTAAGCGAATTTTGCATATCTTTTAAAAGGTCTAAATTTGTCATTTTGGCTATCGTAAAAGCTTTTTTGTGGGCGTCGTGCACAATCTCGTCGTAATCAAAGTGTGCTTCTGGCTTTTTGCTCTTTAAATATTCATAAACCTCCGTAGGCTCCTCGAAAAAACTAAAATTCATCTACATATCCTAGCATCTGGGCATTTGCTACAGCTCTAAACATTAGTGATTCAAGCCTCTCAAATGGCAAATCATAAAGCTTGTAAAGCTTATCGAAAGCCTCTTCGTAAGTCTCGCTACTTGCGATTAGTTTGTTTAAGACCGCTTCTATCTCGCCGTCTTCTACATCCATCTCGTCCGTGGCTTTATCAAATCTATCTAAAGCCTTTAAAGAGCCTTTTAAGGCTGCTAAATTCGCTTTGTTAGCTTTTAAATTTTTATCTTGCACCCCAGCATTTTCGTCGATCTCGATATTGTAAGTCGAGGTTATATATTTTTTGGTCGGAGCAAAGCCCATATCGTATAGTGTCTTGTCTCTTGCAGCGCGCTCGGTATTAGGAGCGTCTTCGTCGAATAGTTTGGCGTAAATCTCGCCGTTATAGCCGTTGATCTCCTTAAAAAAGCTTATGGCCTTGTTCATCACGAAGATTAAAATTTTAGCATCGTTTGCGGCCAGATCCTCTCTAATCTCGTTGTGCGTCTTCGCTGCGGCATAGCTTCCCTCTTTTGCGTCGCTAGTCAAATTTGCGCCTAAAATAGCCTTGCTGATTTGATTGTCGAGGTATGCGGGAAGCCTAGTGAAATCTACGTTTGAGGTAGGCTGCACGAGGGTGATCTCCTCGTCCGTGTCTATGACCGCGCTATCACCGCTAAGCATAGCTTGCACTTCCGCAGCCATTTCGTCGGGCTCGTAGCTAGTTTTTGCTATCGCCCAGGGCGATCCGAATTTTTCTAAAAACCTAAACCAAAACTTTAAACTGGCGTTTTTCATCTTGACGGGGAAATACAGCTTTTTAAGCAGCCCGTCTCCGTATACCTTTCTAAAATTCGCTCTGTTTAATGCGTATATAACTTTTAAAGGCGGAATACTTCGCTCGCTTCCGCTTGCATTAAATGTGAACTCGCCCGCGTCGTTAAATTTAAACTGCCTAAAATCGCGCTGTACTAGTCTTGGGTACACAAGACCTTCTTTTTCTTTGTAGTTGATCTCGAATACGTTTAATCCGTAAAGATAGGTCTCTAAAATTTGGCTGACTACGTCGGGATTAAAAATCTTTTTAAATTCGTCCTTAATTTTTTCATCGTCGCAAACGATTTGGATCTCTTTTTTCTCGGTCACGGACTTGCGGCTCACGTCGCACTGCGTAACGGTAAGATCGGCTAGTATCATATCCATATCGTCGTCACCTACGCTGGAAACTCCCGTGTTTATCAGCAAATCTATCAGGGTACCGTTTTGAGGGATGATAGCCGCTTTCTTGCGCTGCGGCTGCTCGGATTTATTTTTAAATAATTTGTCAAATATCATCTCGTGCGCCTTTTTACTTTCTTTTTTAGTTTTGTTAGGTCGTATGCGCCCGCTAAGCTATCGGGTGCGTCGTCGTGCTTGGCTTCGGGATACTCGGTTAGTTGCTCAATAAGCAAATTTTGGCTCTCATGAAAAAGTATCTCGCCATCATCTATAGGCACTTCAAGCTCCTCTATTCTTTGCCCTTTGCTTGCGGTATTATTAACGCCCTTTAAAGGTAGTTTAACGCCTATCTCAAAGGCCTTTTCTCTGATCCAGCCTCTAAAAAACTCCTGCCCGCCGTTGCTCTCTATCGCGCAAACGCGGCATTTATAGAGCTGATTAAGCCTAATGATCTCTTTGATGGTCTTTTTGGTCTTCATGACCTCTACTATGCTTTCTGCTACATATATCTTGGCTTCTGCTTTGCTTACTCCTAACACCGTTATAGCCGTGTAGTCGCTCTTTTTCTTTTCGCCTGCGGGGTCGATATACATCACGAAGTAATCGCACCCCGGAAGCTCGCGGTAAAAATGTATAGCCTCTTTTGTGAAAATTTGAGTTTCGCTACGCGGATCGTTTTGCTGCTCTTTGTTGAAGCTTTTTAGGTTTTCGGCTCGCTTTTGCATGAGTTTTAAAATCGGTAGCGCATCCTCCCAAAGCACCCGCGCCCCGTCGTCCATAAGGGCTTTGTTTTTTAAATAAAAGGTTTCGCTAGCCTCTTTCGAGACATTTTTGTAAAGCTCGTTCCATCTCTCCCATAAATCCATACGCTTTGGGAAATTTATGATGCTTTGGTACTTTTTGGCGTTCCAAAATTTGAGTTTGAGTTTCCTGGCTAAAACGCTATCTGCGTGAAGTACGGTGCCGATATAAAGTACGTCGAGGCTACCGTCTACACTGCCCAAATTTAAAACCGCTTCGTCTAGCCACTCCTCGAGCTTGTCGCGCTGTTCTTTGCTGCGTACGTTGGTATCGTTTTCTAGGTCGTCTAGGACTACTAGATCGGGGCGATAAACGCCGAATTTTACGCCGCGCAGTCTTTTACCAGAGCCAAACGCCTTAAGCTTGACTCCGTTTTTGGATACGAACTCGCCTATCTTCCAATTTTTGCTTGCGCCGCAAACGTGCGGGAAGTCCATTTTTAAATTTGCGTTGTCCTCAAGTTCGACTTTAATGGCTTCAAGACACCCCTCGACGAGCTCCACAGCATCTGAAATTTCGACTATGAATCGCTTCTTGCCAAAACAAATACACCAAAGCGGAAGAAGCTGTGAGCAGTACGTGGTCTTTGCATGACCGCGCGGCGCGGCGCGGGCGTATTTGTCTCCGCTTGCGTTTTGCGTCATAGCTTCAAAAATCTGCGCTAGATCTTCGTGAAGCGCGCAAGAGCTGCTAATGCTAAAATAGTGTGGGAAATAAGTCCTTGCAAAAAACATAAAATCGTGCTCGGCGCGTTTTACTCTTGCGACCCTATCTTTAGGAGATAGAGGACTATTTAGATGTATCTGCTCTTTTAGCTCACCGCTAAGCTCCTCCAGCCAGCCATAAAAGTCTTTGCGCGTGAGCTTGCTGAGTTCCGGCTCCACGGCGCCCGCTTGCCTATGGCTTTCGCGGCTATCCTCTAAAAAGCTATCTAGTTCGTCTTTTGAAAAAAGCATGTATTCTTCCTAAACGTCGAGCTCTTCAATAGCTTTAATAAATTTTTCGCTCTCGATTAGCTCTACGAGTTTTTTGATACACTCTTTGTTCTTGTCGTCTTTAAATTTATCGACTACCAGCATAATGACCTTTTTAGCGATGCTTAAGCGGTATGCCGCCGGATTTTCGTAGCTTGCAACTTTGGTCATCTTGACGAAGCTATCGCCTATCTTTGAAAGCGCCTCGGCCTTTTTGCCCGCAGGCAGTTCGCTCTCTCTGATATCTTTGACCGCCAGGCGCATCTCTTCTATGAAATTTTGATAGATGTTTTGCTTATCTTCGCCGCTTTTGTTTAGATAGCTTGCGGCTTTTAGTTCGTCCCAGTCGCCGTTTTGAGATTTGTAGTTTTTTATGGTTTTTACGGTCTTGTTTAAAATTTCAGCTATGCGCTCAAGGCTGAAGCCTTTTAAATATAGCTCTTTTGCTAGCTCTTTGATATTCGGTTTCTCAGCCATTTAAATCCTTTAAGTCCATTTTTTTCTCGCTGTGCCTAAATGCTCTTATACCGAGCATGGGTGCACTATCGTCTTCTATTTGGCTCGGAAGCTTCTTATTAGCCATCTTCAAAAGTAGGGTATCCATCTTTTCTATCTGCTCATTCAGCGCCTCTTTGGGAAAGTTGTTGCGCTTTTTGAGCTCGATAATAGTCAAATTTACGCCGATGTCTTTTAATAGCGGCGTAGGGTTTTGCGGAAGTTTGATAAAAGAAGAGATATAAGCCAAGGCATCGTTTACGCTATCGTCTATGACGCCTTGATTAACGGCGCCGCTTCCTTCAAAGTCGCTGAGCTCTTGAAGCTCTCTAGTAGAAACTTCTTTTAATAGATCCTCGTTTGTTAAAACCATTATTTTGTCTCCAAATATTTTAAACCTTTTGACCGTATTCGTTATTAGCTTTTAGCGAGCGTTAAAAGCGCGTTAAAACGTTTAAAATATTTTTCTCGTAGTTTTAGTCGTTTTTGATTTAAAAGGACGTGAAGCCCTTTTAAATCTATTTGTTACATTTTTAGCTCGATGATCGCGTCAAGCCTATTGCAGATCGGAAGCGGTCTGCTTTCGCTAACAATGCCCCAGCCCATACCTTTGTCAAGCACCTCTGGAGCCGCAGCGAAGAATTTAGTCGGAGCCTTTCCGATGGCAGACGTATGGTTTGCTCTCGTATAAACTATCTCAAAGATATCGTCCATCAAAGGCACTACTACGCCTCTTTTGCCGCTCATGTAGCTCGTATCTTTACCCTTCGTGTTTTTGTACGAGGCATCGTAAGGCATAAAGGTCTTGCCGAAAAGTTTAAGGGTTAAAGCGCCGTTGCTATCCACGACTTCGCAGGATTTTAATTTTAAAATTTCTTGGTCTTCCGCCATCTTGAGCAACTCGTTGAAAAGTTCCCTAGTTACTAGCGCTATATAAGGCTTAGCGATGCCTAATACCTCTTTTTGGGCGGCTTCGATATCATTCAGTAAATTTAGCAACTTGGTAGTGTTCGTAATAGTTATCTCTTTTCTATTTGCGCTAAGCTCAAACAGCACCTT